AATCCTAGGCTGTGTACGGCCAGATATGGCAAAAGCATATACCATATCTAGCGATCCATTTTTCGTAAACGGATCTATTGTTGAAACAGGACCGAACACATACACAGCAGAAGAGATTTCTCTTCCACTGGATAGTCTTAACCAGGAAGGCATTCTAGTCCATGCGGTTTACTTTACTTCTTCAGAACCTGAACAAGTTCCTGCTCTACGAACTGGCGTAACTCTTGAAGTTACTTCTACTAGCAAAACAGGATTGATTGGAGCAAACGATGCTAACCTTGTCGCACGTCGTCAACTCTTCGTTAGTGGCGGTCTTGCTGAATTTAGCGGTCCTCATGTTGTAGACTTTATCGGTTCTGAAGCACCTTATCAAGTATCTGATAATTTGATGATCATTGCAACCGACAATGTCTACTTTGCAATCAAGGGCATTAACAACACAGCACCTGCTTCTGGGCAATTTAGAATGGTTTGTTCAAGAATCAAACTAACTGCCTCTGCATATGCTGCACTTGTTACTAACGAACTGTCTTCGTGAGGTGTTTAGGATGGTGGCTATTCATGGCCGCTGGTGTGGACCCAACTGGACAGACGGAAGAAGAATCAGCGCAAGAGACTACAAACTCCAAGGTGGAGATTTCAAAGGCTCGTGTATTGATTCTCTTGATTGTGCTTGTCGTGAGCATGACAAAGGGTGTTCCGGTAAATCTGGATGTTCTGCTGCTGCTGATCGGAAACTAGCGGCAAAAGCGCAATGGATAGCATTGACAAATCCTAAATTACGAAGTGTAGCTCAACTTGTTGCTAGTGGAATTGCCCTGGCATCAATAACCAGGACAAGATAAGATAACCAGGAGATGATAAAATGCCCACTGTGACCATGACCTTAGAAGAATATGAAGCATTACGCTCGTTGATAAGTAGTGAAAGAGAATCTGAAGGTGCTATCGAAGAGGCACGAATTGTCGATGACAAACCAAAAAAACGCAAGCGATCTAAATATCAGCGTGAATTAGGTAGACAACTAAAGATGTTAAAGAAGAAACATCCTAGAACTGCAATAACCAGGTTAATGAAACGCGCTCACAGAGCAACAAAAAAAGCATTGAAGCGTTAAATTTCATCGCATTCAACACAGATGTGATATCTACGATCTGTTGACATAACATAATTGTCAATCTTTACCCAGGTAATTTCGTCACATATCTTACAAACTAGAGCTAGTTTCATCATAACACTTCCTTAATTTCTTGAAATACAATATTATCTGCAAGCTTACAATAGTAAAGATGCCAAACACAACCTGACCAAGCGCAAGGAGATTCCCATTTTATCTTTAGTATGTTGTTGGGCAGGAATTTAACCTGGCTACCATCTGAATACAATGCCTCTTCCATCAGGTCTGCTTCGTCTAATCTCTCTATTGTAGTGGTATTCTTTGCATGTTTGCAATTAAGTATATGATTTCTTAATTCCATTACCGCTTCATGTTCATGTTCTAAGTATGTTAATCTCATTCTTCTTCCTCCTGGACACAATCAAACTTAGTTTGACAAGGTAAACAATATGCATTTCCTTTCTTTCTTTGATTAATTCCACAATCTCTGCAGATCAAGACCTTTCTTTGGTCAGTTTCTTTGCGTCGATTGTCTTCTGATCGTAACTTATCGCGTACCCACTGCGAGAAATTCGACTTTCTGGCTGCTAAGTCCCAAGATGTTGGGTCTAAAGTGATGAGTTTTTGTCTCATATTTAGTGAAAACTAGGCATTTTATATATATATGTCCCAAGAAAGCCCATGGGGTATCCCACGAAGGTTAGAAATATGGTTGGTATGCCATGGGGGTGGTGGTGATAAGGTACTTGGAGGTGGACACTCTACCTCAGTCACCGGGGCGGCTCCGCCGCGAAGATTATAATCCTAGGCTGTGTACGGCCAGATATGGCAAAAGCATATACCATATCTAGCGATCCATTTTTCGTAAACGGATCTATTGTTGAAACAGGACCGAACACATACACAGCAGAAGAGATTTCTCT